GCACTTGGGCTTTCGCGTGATATTGTCAGGAATTATTGTAAATCACATGGCCTGAGCGGATATGGGAATGCTCTTGTATTGAATGTAAAGGAACAGATGGATATGGGAAAGGTCTGTCTCTATTGCGGGAAAGAGTTATCGCAAGCAGCGACCGGAAGAAGAAGGAAGTTCTGTTCAGACGAATGCAGAAGAAAATGGTGGGCTGAACATCCGGATAGGATTAAGAGAAGCGATTCTGCATACTATGAACTTACTTGCGTTCATTGCGGCAGGACCTTTTTGTCATATGGAAATAAAAATAGAAAGTATTGTTCGCATAGCTGTTATGTGAAAGATAGATTCCTTTCAAATCCTGAGGAAGAAGAAATTGGAATACAAAAAACGGAGGAAGAAAATGAGTAGCGCGATGGAATGGAAAAAACTTGCGATAGATGATCTTAAGCCAGCATCATATAATCCGAGGAAGAAGCTAAAGGCTGGAGACAGCGAATATGAGAAAATCAAGAACTCTATCCAGGAGTTTGGTTATGTGGAACCAATTATAGTGAATTACGACATGACAGTAATTGGCGGGCATCAAAGGATAACGGTTCTTAAAGATCTTGGGTATACTGAGGTGGATTGTGTCATGGTGCATATTGAAGACGAGAGTAAAGTTAAGGCCCTCAACGTTGCGCTAAATAAAATCACTGGCGCATGGAATGAAGAACTTCTGGCAGATTTGCTTGTGGATTTACAAAAGGAAGATTTCAATTTAGATCTAACAGGGTTCGAGCCGCCAGAGGTGGAACAGCTATTTTCAAAGATTCATAACAAAGACATTAAGGAAGATGACTTCGATGTGGATGCGGAGCTAAGGAAACCGACGAAGGCAAAGCTGGGTGACCTATGGCTCATAGGACGTCATAGGGTGGTATGCGGAGATTCTACAATACCAGAAACCTATACGAAGATAATGGACGGAAAGAAAGCAAATCTTGTTGTTACCGATCCTCCATATAACGTTGATGTTGAAGAAACTGCCGGTAAGATTCAAAACGATAACATGTCTGATAAAGATTTTTACAATTTTCTCTTTGCAGCTTTTGTAAATATGGAGCAATGCATGGAGCACGATGCATCTATATATGTTTTTCACGCTGACACGCAGGGACTTACGTTCCGGCGTGCTTTTACTGATGCAGGGTTCTATCTATCAGGTTGCTGCATATGGAAGAAGAATGCGCTGGTCCTTGGGAGATCGCCATATCAATGGCAGCATGAACCTTGCCTTTTTGGATGGAAAATCAAAGGAAAACATCAGTGGTATTCAGACAGGAAGCAAACAACAATATGGGAATATGATAGGCCAAAGGCATCAAAGGAACATCCAACAATGAAGCCTATCGCACTGATGGCATATCCGATTCAGAACTCGTCGATGAGCAATTGCATTGTGCTGGATCCGTTCCTTGGATCCGGCTCTACACTGATTGCTTGTGAAGAGACGGGAAGAATATGCTACGGCGCAGAAATGGATGAAAAGTTCATGAATGTTATTGTTAGCAGGTATATGGAGGCTACCGGAAAGGATGATGTTTTTGTTATTCGTGGAGATGAAAAGCTGGCATATGCCGACGTGAAAATTGAAGAATAATATATGCATATAATGCTTGACTTGTGCGCCCCGTAGAGTGATAGATGTACTACCAAAAGAAAAGGAGGCACATAAGATGCGAATAACAACAAACACTGAAAACAGAAAACAGATGGTAAATGCCATCGCAGAATTGATGGGCGAGGAGGCAAAGTACTCGGGTGCACCGGGATTTGCATACTCCGTCGGAAACGTTGTGATTAACAGAGATGGAACTATCACATCAGAAGATGATGAAAATGAGAATGAGCTTAGAGCCTTTCTTATTGCAAATGGCTATGCCGAGGAGGAAGAACTGGAGCTTAAAATCACAGTCCCGGCAGAAGATTTTACTGGAACAAATATACGCAATCTAGTATTCATGATTGCAAGCAGGCAGTATCTTCTAAATAAGGCAGCCAGCAGCGATTGTTTTGACGTTAGCGACGCTGTTATTGAAGTTTTGAAGAACGATCCCACTGAAAGTAAAACCGAGGTCTTAAGCGAAATTGAAGCGGCAGGTGGGGTTACAGGGATTGCATTTGTGGATGATGCAGTGACATTTACTTTTATGCGTAGCGCGCTGCCAAAAAAGAACAAGGCATTCACCGAACTTGCATCACGAATGATTGAAAAGGTAAAAGAAGCAAAACGGATTAGACCAGAAAGACATACGCCTGAAAATGAAAAATACTATTTCAGAATATGGCTAGTACAACTTGGTTTCGGAGGCGCTGCAAACAAAGAGAGCAGGAATGCTCTTATGAAGGGCCTTACGGGATATGCTGCATTTAGGACAGAGGAAGCAGCGGAAAAGTTCAAGGCAGAAATGAAAGCAAAAAGAAATAGTGCTTCTGAAGGGAGGGACGTATAATGTTTCCAGCCAAAGAAATCGTAAATGATATACGAAAAAACTATCCTTCCGGGTGCAGAGTGGAACTTATAAGAATGGATGATGAGCAGGCACCACCTGAAGGGACTAAAGGCACCGTAACAGGTGTTGATGATACCGGCTCCATTATGGTTGACTGGGATAACGGTTCAGGGCTAAATATTGTTTATGGCGAAGATATTTGTAAACGTATACCTGCGATGACAGACAAGGCGAGAGAACAGATTCTTGAAATCAGAAGTACCGGCCTTACAAACATGTTTGATTCGGTAATGGTGCAGCGCCTTGCTTTTGAACGCAATCTGAACGAGCTGGTATGTTTTATTGAGGACCATAAAGATGAGTATGCCGCCTTCATTATGTATGGGGATAAATACATTGAGAATATGAAGAAATGACTTGCTATTATACGCGCTTAGAGTGATATATGTACATACCAAAAGAAAAGCACATATAAAGCAAGGAGGAAAACACAATGAAAAAAGCAAGATTCAACTTGAAGGGCAAGGAGAGAACAAACCTTATAAACGCCATTTCAGACATAGCCGGGGAGATGCCGGAACGCAAAGCATCCAGATGCATCGTTGGGGACTTTACCATTAACAGCGCAGGCACAGTATGCTGCGAAGACCCAGATGAACTTGAAAGGCTAGTACATAACCTTATAGGCGACGGCTTTAGGCCGGTGGAAAAAGAAATGACTTTTGCAGACATTCTCAACAATGAAGAAGCAAGGCCAATCATAGAACGGATTGAAGAAGCGGAAGCGGAAATCAGAGATAGAGGCATCGATCCGGATGATGAGAGCGAGTTTTGGGTAAGAGCCTGCAAGATGGATATTGAAGAATTAAAAAACCGGTTCGGATACATTTGGAAATAGCACGCGTAAGGCTGGAGGAAAAGAATATGACAAATGAAGAATCAAGACGTCTTTGGAAAGAGGGTTCAATAGGTATCCCAGATGCAAAAGACAAAAACAAAATGACGGTGGCAAAGTATAATGCGAAAGTATACGACGAGCCGAGTAATTATGGAATCAACGGAGGAAAAATTAGCAAACTTCAAATCAGGATTAATGGCGAGGTGGTCTGCAACTACGATCGCGGATGGGATGAAGAGCCAAAAACGGAAGAAGCAAAGATAGCACTTTATATTCTTCTTGAGAATTATAACTAAAACGAAAATTAAAGATGAGAATGGGCCGAAAGGCTCTTTCTCTCGTAGAAATATATTAAGGCCAAAAGGGTCTTTTTTTATTGTGAATTTATTGGAAGGAGGGAGATGCAAATGGCACAGAGAGGAAGAAAGCCAAAGCCAACAGAATTAAAAGTTCTCGAAGGAAATCCGGGGAAAAGAACTTTAAATAAAAATGAGCCAAGGCCAGATAAGAAAGCACCTCGCTGTCCTTCATGGCTTGAGGATGAGGCAAAGAAAGAATGGAAAAGGATGGGGAAAGTCCTGGAGCAGATGGGGCTACTCACAGATATGGATATGGCTGCGTTTGCAGGATATTGTCAGGCTTTTGCAAGATGGAAGGAAGCAGAAGAGTTTTTAACGCAGCATGGCACTATTGTTCGTACACCGAATGGATATCTCCAGCAGGTACCACAGGTGTCCATCGCACAGACAAATTTAAAAATTATGCTAAAGTTTTGTGAGCAGTTTGGATTGACACCATCAGCAAGATCGAGAATTACAGGCGATGGACAGGATTCAGAGCCGGGAGATGATATGGAAGCACTTCTGGGAGGCAGGTAGATATGGCATTTGAATATTTTCCATCGGCTTTCATGCTATCAACATCGCACTATGATGAAAGAAAGGCGGACAGGGCAGTTAACTTTATACAGAACCTCTGTCATACAAAAGGTAGATGGGCAGGAGAGAAATTTATTCTTCTTCCCTGGCAAGAACAAATTGTAAGAGATCTATTTGGTATTGTTAGAAAAGACGATAAGAGACAGTTCCTTACAGCATACATTGAGGTGCCGAAGAAACAAGGGAAAAGTGAGCTAGCAGCGGCAATAGCGCTATACCTTCTTTATGCAGATGGTGAAGCCAGTGCTGAAGTATATGGTGCAGCTTGTGATAGAAGTCAGGCATCTATTGTGTTCGATGTAGCTAGGCAAATGGTTGAGATGAGCCCGGCGCTACTTCGAAGATCCAAAATCATGACAGCAGGGAAGAGAATAGTAAATTATAGGAATTCAGGGTTTTACCAGGTGCTTTCGGCTGAGACCGGGACTAAGCATGGCCTTAACGTTTCAGGCCTTGTGTTTGATGAGATTCACGCTCAGCCAAACAGAAAGCTATATGATGTCCTTACCAAGGGATCCGGCGATGCAAGAGAGCAACCACTGTTTTTTATAATTACTACGGCAGGAACGGATAAACAGAGCATTTGTTATGAGCTCCATAGCAAATCACTTGATATCAAAGCAGGTAAAAAGAATGATCCAACATTCTATCCGGTAGTATATGGTCTTACGGAAGATGAGGATTGGAATGATGAAGCAAACTGGTATAAGGCCAATCCGTCACTTGGACATACTATTGGAATTGATAGGGTGAGGGAAGCATATAAAGATGCACTTGATAATCCGGCTGAAGAAAATGTGTTCAAGCAGCTTAGGCTTAATATCTGGACTAGTTCTTCAGTCGCATGGATCCCAGAGCATATATATAATCGCGGTAATGAAGATATTGACATGGAGGCTCTATTGGGACGTGAATGTTATGCCGGTTTGGATCTTTCGAGCACTTCGGATATTACGGCATTAGCATTGGTGTTTCCACCGAGGGATAGTGATGAAAAGTATATGGTGCTTCCTTTTTTCTGGCTACCAGAAGATACGCTGGAATTGAGGTGCCGCCGAGATCATGTATTATATGACGTATGGAAACGGCAGGGCTATATCAATACTACAGAAGGTAACGTGATTCATTATGGATTTATAGAGGCTTTTATTGAAGATCTGGGAACGAAATATCATATTTTGGAAATCGCCTACGATAGATGGAATGCAACTCAGATGGTACAGAATCTTGAAGATGAAGGTTTTATTATGGTGCCCTTTGGACAGGGCTTTAAAGATATGAGTCCTCCAAGCAAGGAACTGTATAAACTCCTTATGGAGGGCAGCATTGTTCATGGTGGAAATCCGGTGCTGAAGTGGATGGCTGGGAATGTGGTTATGCGGCAGGATCCGGCAGGGAACATCAAACCAGATAAAGAACGATCCGTAGAAAAAATAGATGGCATCGTTGCAACTATTATGGGCCTAGACCGATGCATCAGGCATGAAGGTAATCAATCAAGCGTTTATGACGAACGCGGCCTGATAGTTTTGTAAGGGGAAAGATTCATTATTTCGAATATAAGGGATATTATAGATTGAATATTCTGGATGTGATATACTACTTTAACAAGAATTTAAGCGAGGAGAGTGCAGCGATGTTTACTTATAAAGAACATGAAAGTATAGCGGTATGTGCTATTGAAAAATATCTCAAGGAAAAAGGATGCCAGGGTTGGGATAAAAAAGATATCCAGGAAGCGATTGAAGCCCTGGGTGGCGACAAGGGTGATCTGTATGCAACCATGGCAATAGCAATAGAGATTTGCCTTGGGGAAAAAGAAATGAAAAAGGCTGTACTAAGCTAGAGTAAGATATGAATATAGCACATGATTTAAGGAGTATAGGATGGCACAAACATTAAAAGAAAAGAAAAATGAAGCAGAGGAGCGTGGTATACACATCCCTGATACCATATGCGATGATAAAAATATTGTTGGAATATATGAGTTTTTTAAAGTTAAAGATGATGAAAAATATTGTTTCTATGTAGGGAAATCAACGGATGTGGCATACAGATTGTTGGGATCTAGCAGTGGTCATATCTACATGTATTTGCATAATAATTTCTCGAAGTTGGTACCTTTAAAAATCAATCAATACCTTAATGAGGGATATGAAATTGAAGTAAAGATAATTGAAATAGATTACAATGATATTTCCTTTTCAAAAGCTGCTCATCGTCTTGCCTTTGCTGAACTTAAAGAAATAGTAAATTTTCAAGAACTAGGGCAGTGTGAATTTCAAGTTCCGGAAGGCGTAGGAACAAATGAAGAAAAGTTCTGGGAAGAGTATTATAAAAAAAGTGATACAAAATAAT